GTGGCGGAGGCTGCGCCCCGATTGCCTGTGGCGGAGGCTGCGCCCAGATTGCCTGTGGCGGAGGCTGCGCCCAGATAGCCTGTGGCGGAGGCTGCGCCCAGATCGCCTGTGGCGGAGGCTGCGCCCAGATAGCCTGCGGCGGAGGCTGCGCCCAGATCGCCTGTGGCGGAGGCTGCGCCCAGATCGCCTGTGGCGGAGGCTGCGCCCAGATCGCCTGTGGCGGAGGCTGCGCCCCGATTGCCTGTGGCATGATTCTCTTTTTCGGCGTTTGCGCGCTTGATCGCGTCGTCAAATCCGATTTGGCTCTTGACATATTCGATCTGCGCTTTCACGAGGCCAGGAACGCCAATCTCGGCTTTCAGTGTCATTTTCTTCGCAACAATCTTGCTATCCGATGATTCACGTTCGGCAGATACCTCTTCTGCCTCTGCCTCAAAGTACCGGCTTTCATTCGGTGTGTAGTGGTTCAGCACATCAATCGGTTGTTCGCACGCGTGCAGGCCAGCCTTGCAAAGATGCGGCTCTCCATCAAAAACGGCGGTTTCGCCGAGTTTGTACTGAAACCCGCGGCACTTCATATCCTTATTCGTGCCTTTATAAACTTTCATGTTGATCCTCCTGTTTCATCTTTCCAACCAGCCACAGCGGCGGGAATAAATAGCGATCTTCGTCCTCCGGCTCGTCCGGCTCATACTCCGGCTCCGGAATGCTCAAGTACAGATTTTCGCCATCATACGCCATTCCGGCTCACCTCCTGGCGGATCAGCGCTTCACAGAAGCTCTGAACCGTGGAATAGCCCAGCTTTTTCAGAAGCCTGTCCAGCTTCTTAGCCTGATCGTCCGTCAGGCGGAAGTAATACCGGTTCGTCTTCTTCCGGCGATCTGCGCGGTTCTTGGGCGCGTCCAGCGCCTTGATCGCCGCAGCTGCCTCCGGAACAAGCTGCACGCCGTATTTCTCCGGCGCTTCGCACTGAGAAAGCAGGCATTTGTTAAACTTCGGGTAGTCGGCCCGATGTACCGCGTCTACGCAGGCTTTCGCACCATGTCGAACGCGGGAATCCGTTAAACTTGACATAGTTCCCTTTCTGCCCTATAATAAAGGCGTCTTAAGTTTCCTTTCGGCCTCTGTCGCGTTGCCGCGCGGCAGGGGTCATTTCTTTATGCCAGCCCATACAGCAGCGCTACGAGCGCGACGAAGCCAGTCACAGCGCATTCATAAGTCATTCCTGCCATCCCGGCCACCGCCGACAGGATCATCGCCGCGCCGCTCGTCCAAAGGCACAGGCCCTTGACGATCCGCAGTGTTGCCTTGCGGGCCTCCAATTCCTCCCGCAGCCGTTCCCGGCGTTCCTCAGTCGTTTCCTCCGGCTCACACCCGAGCCGATCTGCAAGATTCGTTCTCATGTTGCTTTCTCCTTCGCTTCCTGCATCCGCCTGACGAGCCGCGCCAGACGGGCGTTTTGTGTAATGAGCTTCTGCGCGTCCATGTCCATCCCCTTGCGCTTCAGCCCGCCGATGATCTGCGCCGCCTGGCACTCACACACCAGCGCCGCCTCAATCAGATCATGCAGCTCCTGCGCATCCAGCGTCAGGGTGTAGGTCTTCACTTCCGCCATGTTGCATCCTCCTTCTGCCCACTCCTTTTTCGATTTCTGTTCGTTGCTTCGCAATTCGTTGCCGCTGCGAGGCGGCGCTTTGCTTCGCTTTTCCCTTGCTTTGCATTCGATGCTGTGCCGTAGCTTCGCGTAGCCTTCGATGATTTGCCATGCTGTTGCCTGTCGTTGCGTCACATTCCGTTGCTTTGCCATGCCCCTGCGTTGCCAGTCTTTGCCCTGCTATGCCATGCCATTGCTGAGCGCGGCTAAACTGAGCCATTGCAGTTCATTGTATTCCTGAGCTTCTCCATGCTTTTCCTTTGCTACGCCTAGCTCCGCTATGCACTGCTGTTGCGCCTCCGCGCTGCGCGACGCCATTCCATTGCTGTGCCACGCGCTCAACGCGGGGCTTCGCCCTTGCACTTAACCATTCAGAACCTCGTAGGTAAATCTGCCCTTGCCGGAGTTCCGCCACTGGCCGATGCCGCGCAGGCGGCCATACTCCAGCCATTCCAGCACTGCTTCCTTGTGTGCCTTTTCGTCGAGCATCACGATATCAAGCTCGATGGAACTGCCCGCCGGGATTTCCTCGGAGTTTGCGAGGCTCACGCGCTCGCCCTGTGCGGTCTGCGCACGAAGCGGTCTCTGGCATTCGCCGACCTCACCGTTGACCTCAATGGGAATCATGCGCGGCTCCACAAAGATCAGGCCGTCGATGATCTTCTTATAGGCTTTCAGCGCACTGGATTTCTTGGATTTCACGCGTGCCAGCATACCGCAGGCGTCTTTGAAAAAGCCTTTGATCTGATAATCGTACAGAATCGGCTGTCCGTCGGTACGCGGGAAAACGGTTTTGCCTTTTTCGGCGACAGCGTCCGCGCCGAGCGCTGCAATCTCATCCTCAATCGTGCTTGCGTCCGGGGCCTTGCTTGCGATAAAGTCACGCGCAATGTTCTCGTTGCTCGGCCATGTGCCAAGAACCGGCTCCAAAAATGTTAATCTGACTTTCATTTGTTCCTCCTCATGCTCCGAGAAACCGTAAAAACGGCTCTCTCGGGATCTTCACTCTGTGCTTGCTTGTGCAGCAGACCGGGAAGCCCAGCTTTTCAGGCTGTTCCCTCGCCATCAAGCGAAGCCATTGCGGGTTACAGCCGAGAACCTGCGCCGCCTCGCTTGCGAGGATTGTGGGCTTTGACATTGCCCGGATATCGTCCAGCGTCATTTTTCCTCCTTTCTTCGTTCGATCACGGCCTTAACCGCGCCTTCCAAGCGCTTCCTCGCACCCGGCGGATTTCTTTTCCCGTTCAAGATCAAGGACAGATAGCCTTTTGTAAGTCCAAGCTCTGCGGCAAGATCGTCGTATGAAACACGCGCATTGTGCATTTTCCCGATCAGTACGCCTGTCCATTTTTCAGGCATATACACACCTCCATTCTGTTAAAATTGTTGACTGCAACGCCCCGGACGTGCTATACTGCCATTAGCCCTTTTAGGTAAATTCAGGAGGTGGTTGTCATGACCAAACTTTTGAACTTGCCAGTTCCAGACCAAAGAAACGGCGTGATGCGTTAGGGCAAGGGGCAGCGCCAGAACTGCCAAAGTGAGCGGCGCGTCATAGAAGCGTAAGTTCGTTTTGTGTCAGGATGGCATTGCCAAGCCGGTGGAAAGAACTCTACCAATTCGGACGGATGCGAAGTAATGCAGACGACCATCCTGTGCAGCGCGTTCTGGTAAACAACTCTGGGGGAAACCGCTCGTGAACGAACCACGGGCGGCTTTTCTTTTCGCCGCAGTCAACTTTTGAAATTTGTTGTTGAAATTGTTTACTGTTTGTGCTACTATGAATTTGCGAGAAACACATTAGCATTGGCGCAAGCGTTGATTTGCTTGGGCCTTGTCTGTTGCAAACTTTTTCAACCACAAGGCAATAATACATCAAACATTCTCAACTGTCAACCGCTATTTGCAAACTAATTCAATTTTCGTCGTATTTAACAATTCCAGAGGTGTATTATTGTGTTTTATGACAACTTTGTTGCGCTTTGCGCTTCTGTAAACAAAACCCCTGCATACGTTGGCCGAGAACTCGGAATTGACAAATCAACAATAAGCTGTTGGAAAGCGCGGAAGACAAAACCCTCTGACGTAAATGCGCAAAAAATCGCCGACTACTTCGGCGTAACAGTAGAAGAACTGATGGGCAAAGGCATAAAAAAAGAGCGCCCCGCCGATGGCGAAGCGCTTATTCGTGACTTGCCGGAGGATATCCAGCAGATTATTCGGATTTGCATGAATCGTCCCGAACTTGCATCCGCTCTATTAAATCTTGCGAAGCAGATAGAAAAAGATTGAGTTTTTCGGGCGTGAATCTTGATATAGTTTCCACCAATTCCTTGATTGTCGCGGCTTCTCTTTCGTTCATTTCAGCTCCTATCTCCATTCTTCCAAATTCCGACGTTTATTTTTGTGCAGCTTCTACATTGCGGCTGCTTGTTCTAAGTGGTAATATGTAATTGTTTACAAACCATATAAGGAGTGCCGCATTGATGACTAAAAATGAATACATTGTGCAGTGCCCAAGATGCGGGGCAGAGTTCCCGGAACAGGAGAAGTTCTGCCCGCACTGTGACACGCCGAACCGGAAGATGATCTGCCGCTCCTGCGGCGCTCAGATCAACGCCAGTGAACGCGTTTGCAAGGTATGCGGCGCAAAAAACAGGAGAAAGACCGGCTCTTCGAGGAATTTTATTCTGATTGGAGTCACCGTATTGGCCGCTCTCGGCATCTTGTTCTTTCCGAAGCAGTCTAAGCAGGCGGATCAGCCGCCCGCACAGGCACAGGAGGCGGTTTCCCAGACGCCGGAAACGCCCGAACAGTCCATCGCGCAGGATGCACCTGAACAATCTTCGCAATCCTTCAACGTGGAAAAGCACTCCGGGACGTTGTTCGGCGGCGGGACAGTCGAAATCACAATTCCGTCCGACTACATAGGCGAAGACGTCACGCAGGAGAAGCTTGACGCAAAAGTCGAGCAAGCAGACGGCTTTAAATCCGCCACGCTGAATGCAGACGGCTCCGTCACATATATCATGACGGAGGCCTGCCATAAAAAACTAATGCAGGATATGGCACAGCAGCTTGACAGCAGCCTTGCCGATATGGTAGGCTCTGAGGACTACCCGAACGTCACTGCGATTGATTCCTCCGATGACTACACAAAATTCACCGTCACGCTGTCTTCCGACACTGTAAACCTTCAGGAATCTCTCATGACCTTGGTGTTCTATATGAGCGGCGGCCTGTACCACTATTTCAGCACGGGTGAGCCGGTTGATAATATCAATGTCCGCTTTATAGATCAGTCCGGCAATCTCTTGCAGGAAGCAAATTCAAAGGATGTCAATCCAGATGCGCTCTCTTCTGACGTCAATTCCGACGTCAGCGAGGCAGACCCCCCTATGGAAACTACTTCTCCAGATCCTTCTCAGGGTAAGTCCGCTGGAAAATTCGTCGCAAGCAAGGATAGCGACAAATTCCACAAACCGAGTTGCCGATGGGCCAAAAAAATACTAAGTGAAAACGAAATCTGGTTCGATTCCTCTGACGACGCCATCGCCGCCGGATACGGCGCTTGCGGCACTTGCAATCCAAGATGATTCAGATCAATGCAGCACGCGCGGCCCCCGGCGTTCTTCCTGCTCCCGGCCTATGTCGGCGACGCAGGAAAAGAGCAGCGGCACGCCCTTGATGTAGTCCACGCTGACGCTATGCACGTCTGTCAGCTTCGCACCGTCTACTGTCACGTCCACTTTCCCATTGTTTACCCGGATGTTGATGCACTCCATATTTTTTCCTCCTGTCATTTATTATAGAACGGTTGTTCTAAAAATCAACATGGTATTATGAACAAACAGACCGCGTTATTTTTGGGGATCAGGAATCCGATGGTGTACAGTTTATGGGACTGATGATTTGATATAATATTCGGTTTGACCGGCCCCATCGTATCTGGAACATACGGTGGGGCCATTTCAGCAGATGCCGGATTCAGGAACTATCTGCTACGTTTTTATTGTACCAGATAATGTTTGTAAGAAAAGCCCGAGTTTTGCGTTTTCTTCTCATAGTTTGCGTTTTCACACGGAAAATGTAAGAAATAACAATACAATCTGCGATTGGAGGCGCACCGATGTCCGCAATACAGGAACTCGCGCCGTTTATCGGCGCGTATCATGGGAAAATCAGAAATGCGAAAGATCACAGCGGAATGACTCTGGAGGAGCTGTCGGAAAAGTCCGGAGTTTCCTTCTCCACCGTGAGCCGATTATATGCCGGAACACAAGCGGATCCACGGCTTTATAACTCGGCCGCAATATGTAAAGCGCTTGGTCTGTCGCTCGACGAGCTGTTCGGCCTTGAGAATCCCGTCGGAAGCCCGGAAAATCTGACCAAGCAGATCCATCGTGTCGAGCTTGAAAACGCCAAGCTGGAGGCAGCAGCAGCCCTACAGAGCGCGCAGATAAGGTCTACACATACAATGTGTTACGTTCTCGCCCTATTTTGTTTGCTTCTCTCCTTTACCCTGATTGCCTGCCTTGTAACGGATGCGCAGAGTCGGAACGCAGGCCTCATTCGAGATGGAGACTTGTCCGTAACCGCATGGGCGTGTATCGCCCTGATCGTAGGTTCAGTTCTGGCTTCGGCAATTACTTTCTACGCGATCCGAAAAGAACGTGGAGGGAAACATGGAGTGCATCAAGTGTAAAAAAGAAATTCCAGACGGCGCGCCCTACTGTTGCTGGTGCGGGAAAAAACAGGAAGCGCGGCGAAACCGGACACGCGGGAACGGGCAAGGAAGCGCTTACCAGCGAGGGAAGACGTGGACGGCGCGTTGGACAGAAAGAACTTACCTAGACGAGAACGACAAGCTTCGGCAAAAGATGCGAACAAAAGGCGGGTTTACATCAAAGCGCGCCGCCCTCCAATATGCAGCAAACCCTCCGAAGGAAGAGCAGCGAATCCCCACTCTCAGAGAATACTACAAAACATATCTGCGTGGGGATTATCTGTCCTTATCGGCTGATCGTCAGGGAGCGGCGGAAAAGGCTTTCGAGCGCATGAGAGAAATCGCCGACCGTGAGATAGACGCGCTTACCATCGCGCAGATACAGGATGTTATCGACCGCAACGCCAGCACCTATTACACACGGAAAGATATGAAAACCGTCCTTTCCCACTGTTATAACCTCGCAATCGCAGAAAAGCAGACAACCGTGAATCTTGCAAAGTACATAAAGCTTCCGGAATTGGAAGAGAAGTCGCCGGAGCCGTTTACCGACGCCGACGTAAAAAAGCTATGGGAAGCGTATGCAAAAGACCACTTCGTTGGGTTTATTTTAACGATGATTTATACCGGCATGATGCCCGGTGAGCTTCTGAAACTCAAGAAAGATATGATTGACTTTGAAAAGAATGAGATCGTCCGAGGCGGCATAAAGACAAAGAAGCGGAAGGAAACGCCTATGGTCTTCCCGGATTTCGTTGCGCCGGTGCTGCACGAACTATGCGAAGAAAGCAAATCGCGCGTCGGAAATATCTGCTGCATAAACAAAGATAATTTTTACAAGAGATATTATGAGTGTTTGGAGCTTGCCGGAGTGCAAAAGCTACCACCTTACTCATGCCGCCATACAACCGCTACAGCCCTCGCGATGAAAAACATCGACCCGTTTACGATCAAGGAAATCATGCGCCACACGAAGATAACGACTACCCAACGGTACGTACACCCGGACATGAAAGGCATGGTCGATGCCGTAAATCAGTTGCAAAACGACTTGACAGAGTGAATTATGTATGCTACAAAATATGTTACAAACGCCAATTTCCCCAGTGTTTTCAATGGGTTTTTCTCCCCTGCTAAGGGAGTAGGCGTCTAAAAAGCGCGCGAGAGTTCAAATCTCTCCTTCCGCGCCAAAGTACCGATTTTAGCTGTTTTAAAGCTAAAATCGGTACTTTTTTATGCTTTTCGCCCCATTTTCTGCGTATTTTCAAAAAGCGAAAAATCACGTTATGACACGCTCTGTAACATAAAATCATTTCCCGTATGCTACATTGTATGCTACAAATTCAGTGCAATGCGAGGGGACTCCCCTATTTTTTGCTACATGGACTTTATTTTCCGAAGCATGGAATCATAGACTTTTCGGTTCACAAGCGATAATGTGTCCATAAGTTCATCAACGACCGCCCAAGCCTTTGCCGGGTCTTTCCCAGCTACCGCAAGTAAAAACTCACTGTCCCCGTACTCGCCCACGGTAGCCGGTTCTGCGGTCACAGGGGCGGGAGCGCCGGAGTAGGAACCCACATACCTACCGCCGTCGCCCCGTTCCTCTTCCTGCATCTTATCGCGTATCACATAAAGATCTGCCAGTTTGGCATAATTGGGATAGCTGGATTCCTCATATTCCAGCCGCGCTATCTCCTTGCGGATCTCGGCTTTATCCAGCATATCGCGCCTCCTTATGCCCGCTCGATCTGCTCCATGCAGCGGCGGATCGCGTCACGGGTTTTATCGTCGTCCGCGTCGCGCATCATATCGTCCAGCTGCGCGCGCATATGCTCGCGGGCGTCTGTGCGGCTGTAGCGGCCCATTGCGTCGCGGCGGCGGCCACGGTAAGAGCTGCCCCGGCCGTAAGTACCGCGCATATCCGCCTCCCACTCGCCATCGCGGGAATAGCCGCCGTCTTCAGCCATCTCGATCTTGTAGGTATTCTTGATGGAGCTCGTCAGCTTCTGGATCGCGTCCAGATCGCCCGCAGACATTTCGCGCTTGTCGGCGATTTCGTCAAGCTCTTTGCAGAGCATTTCACGCAGGTTTCTCAAATCGTACATATTGCATTCTCCTTTCACGATACGCGCTCGACGATCATATTGCTATTTGCGAAACTGATCGCCTGCGAGCTGGTGTTCTTCGCCGCTACAGTCAGGCAGCAGCCGCGCGGGACTTCCACGAATGTGGAAACGAAGATGTTGAAATAGTTCTCAACAGCCGCAGGGGTTACGGCCGCTGTGGCGCTGCTCAGAGGTTCGCCGTTGATTGCAAGCGCAGCGGTAATGGTGCCTACTGTTCCGCCTGTAGGGATAGCGATATTCGCGCCAAAGGATACGCGGAACTTTGCCTTGCATTGCTGCGTAAGCCCGCGCAGCGTAACGAGCCCGCTTCCTTCGCGATGTACGATGCACGGCTTTCCGCAAGCCGCCGTGGAGATCAGAGGGACGTTCTGCCCAGCGGCGACAGTTTGAATCCCGGATGATGTAAATTCAGCCATAAAATCATTCCTTTCAAAAAAAAAAAAATACAGCGGCGGGACGATTGCCCCGCCGCGTTGCTATCGAGTATCGGCAATGGGGGCCGACCATTTTCGTGAGGCCACGAAAAAGCTCTACGATGTGGAGTTGTTACGCGCAGTTGCCGCAGCCGTAGTTGTAGCCGCTGTTGCAGCAGTACGGATTCGCGACAACATAGGCCGGGCTGGGACTCGGGCGAAGCGTGGAAACAAGGTAATTGTTCTGTGCCGCCTGCGATGCTGCCAGCTGGTAGCCGAAAAGCTGCTGGTTCTGCTCTGCGATCTTCGCGTCCTTCGCCGCAAGCTCCTGCGCCGTCAGACGCTGGTCGATGCTGCGGAAGCCGCAGTTCATGGCGTCGATGATGTCGCGGGTGGTGTTCTGCACGGTGTTGCGGGTGTCGCACGCCTGCGTCGCCATATCATAGCGCACCTGGGCGATTGCAGCGCGGTTTTCGCAGCAGCACTCCTGTGCCTGCATCGCCATGTTGTTCAGCTGCTGCATAAGCGCGGCCTGCTGGTTGCAGCGGGAAAGCTCGGCCTGAGCAAAGCCGTTTGCCATCGCCATGTTGGTGCCGTTGACAAGCTGCGCCTGCTGGTAAAATCCGTCGCAAAGTCCCTGATTTACACTGTCGATTTTGCGCTCGATGTTGGAGAAGTCAGAGGCCAGCACATAGCCGTCTACAACGCCGCCGGAATTTCTGCCGTTGTTGCCGAAGCCGTTTCCATTGCCGCCCCAGCCGCAGAAAATGGCAAGGAACAGGATGATGAACCACCAGCCATTATCACCGCCGAAGCCGCCCCAGCCGCCACCTGTCATGCCGGTAGGCGCGACGGGCATTGTCATGGTCGGGGTGCCGTCATTCAAACTCATATTTTTCATTCCTTTCGTAGATTCAAAAGATTTATCTCAATCGTGGCCACGATTTTGATCGTTCAACTGTTCGGAATTCCCGAACTATTGCAGCAGTTGCCGGAATTGCCCCGCCACCTGCTGCAGCTGGTTCAACTGCTGCTGCGTGATTTTCCCGCTTTGTACCAGCTTCTCAACCTCTGCTTTTGGATCACCCTGAAAGCTGTTCTGGAATTGCCGGAACTGCTGTATCATGTTCTGGAACTGCCCCATCGGGCCGGGCAGCTGTCCGCCGCCGAGGGCGTTAAACAGTGGGTTCATTGTCCGCCTCCTTCATCTTTCGCGGCCTGACGCTTGGGGCGGACAGCTTCGCCACAAGCTCCTCAAACTCCCTGCGGGTCACATATTCTTCGCTCATGTCTTTTCGCGGCGCTGCGGGCGCTGGCGTGGCCTGTGCGCGCTCCACAAGATCATACGTTGTCATGGTCGGCTTTCCGCTTGCGTCGGCCTTTTTGACGTACACGACCGGCGCGTTCATATCCCAAAGCGTTACTGCGTTGTTGGGCGCGACAATAAAGTCGTTCGCCGCCTGCTCGTTCGGAACCCAGATGATCGACTGATTCTGCGGCTGCTGGGGCTGCGGTTGGTAAGCCGGCATCTGCGGCGCGGGCTGATACTGCGGACGCATCTGCATCTGCGGCTCCTGCATCTGCGGCATGGGCGGCTGATTGTAAATCGGCTGCTGATACACATACGGCTGTTGTCCAAACATCATGTTTCCTCCTTTGCCCAATAAAACAGTGGAATTTCACTCCCAGAATCCCACGTGTCAAAATAAGTCCCATCCTCCACGCACACAACGTGGCTTGATAACGCCAGCACATACACGCCGCGCGGATGATCTGCGCAGAAATCCGCGACGGTATAGCAGTCCGGGCACGTGTTCGGGATTACGTTCCGGGTAAAGCCCTGCTGCCGGAGGTAAGCGCTCCATACGCTGTTTGCGCTCGGCAGATCTCCCATGATGAGTCCTTGCAGGCACAATCCGATATACACCTCGTCCCAGCTCTTCCCGGTCGCCTTTGCGATGGCCCGGACGGTGCAGTCCCCGACTTTCAGCCCGGCGGGGTTTGGATTAAAATAAGAAAAGCCCATACCGAACACTCCTTTGATGTGTCCAGTATGGGCTTTTTTACGGCTTCTTGTGCCTCAGTTGTGTATCAATTTGGTTCAAAATTGCCTGCGGATTACTCCACGGGCTTGTTTTGCTGCATATATCCGTCGATCCACCCACGGATCAAGGCGCTGGGCGTTGTGCCGTTTGCTTTTGCGGCAGACTTAAAATCGTCAGCAAGGTCGCGCCGCATCTTGCAGCTTACCAGCGTCATGTTTGTGGCGTCCCACTTGTCGCGGGCGCGCTTTTGGGCCTCACTCGGCATGATTCACCCCCCTGTTCTCATCGCCACATGGCGACGCACTTCGCAAGCATACGTCCGCTTGCGCTGCGGATGCTCACCGTTCCCTTAATTGCGTCACCGTCCAAGCGCTCCGCATCTTCGATATAAACGTTCATAATAGTTTCATCCTGCGTGAACAGGAATCCGTCACCGGCTTCGGTTTCGGCCACCCGGATAAAATCCGGAAGTTCAACTTCGGCGTGGAGCCAAGTACCGGGGAAGTTTTCCTTCGCCTTCGCCTTAATGATGATTTTGTCCGGAACGTTCCGGAAATCAGAATGGATGCGGTAAAGATGTGCAATCATTTTTTATTCCTCCTCTAAATCTGCTTGCAGCTTATCAAACCATGCTTCTATTTCCGCCCGGCAGTTGGCCGCGTACTCTTCATACGTTTCGAAGTCTCCGATAATGTATCGGATATTGGTAAGCCTGTAGATTTCGAATGTATGGATATCCGCGAAACGGTCCGCGATCTTATGCCCTTGCAGGTTCTTGTCGTAAGGTTCGTCTCCTACTGGAGCCATAACCTTCGCCAGGATTTCCGTTTGTTTCTCATACCATGCGTTGCGTTCTTCCTGCGTCGAAAACCGCATCGGTTCCTGTGCGCGGCCTGCGTCGCGCCCGGCCTCCATGATTCTTGTGATTTCTTTTACGTTTTCCATTTTAAGATCCTCCTTCTCAGCGCAGTGCGTCGATGATCTTCGACGCGTTGGACTCCGTTACGATCAGCTCAAGCTTTTTTACAACATCGACGATCGTAATCTTGGAAGTGCGGGCTACGATTGCCGGGCGGTTTTTCGTGAACCATGCTTCGACGGACAGGCCTTCCGATTCCGCCCGCTTCTCTGCTGCGGCGTGCCATTCTTCACTCATGTTTTCGAGCCGGACTTTATCTTCCACCGCGAAGAATCTGGCGAGCTTTACGTGGCAGCCCGCAAGATCACGAGAGATGAATTCGTCGCGCAGGGCCTCTGCATAGGAAATCTGCTTTTCGGAAACGCCGGTGATCTTGGGAAGCGGATGCTCGGTTCCGAAGTTCTCGGCAATGTACGCATTCAGTTTGGAAGCCGCTTCTGCCTTTTTTGCTGCGGAATGGCAGGACGGGCAAACAGTAACGTGTTCCGCAGCCCATTCTGCATAGGAATCTGCGTCGCTTCTGTTGATGCAAGTGCGGACGTGTTCGAACGTGCCTCCGCAGATTTCGCATTTGCAAGTGATCTTCGCCTTTGCCATCGCTGTACCCTCCGTAGTTGGTTTTGTTTTGCTTTATCTTATGTACCTATTATATACCGTAATACCGTATATGTCAATAGTTTTTTTAAAAATAAGCGCCGATTTCTCGGCGCTTATCTCAGTTATACAGTTTGCTGGATGTCCGCTGCATCTCCCGCATGATCTCCGGGAGGCGGCGCTGGACCGTGGCGCGGCCCAGAAACAGCTCTGTTGCAACATCTACCTGGGGAAGCTTATCCACAAAATAGAGCTGCGCGATCTTCTCATTTTCCCGGCCAAGATTGGCCTGATAGATCACGGCCTCCATATCCTTGCGGGTCAGGCGGCCCAGCTCTGGGGGAAGTTTGCCGCGTGCCTGCGGCGACATACGCCCCGCCTCCTTACTTTTCCTTGTGATTCAGCACAGCGATATTGCCCTTGTTGCCGACTTCGAGATCCAGCGCAGCGGCCAGATCGCGCACCTTGACGTAGTTCGTGCCGTTCTTCAGGATGCGCTCAACGGTGACTTCCTTTCCGTCGACGATGATTTTGCTCTTTTCTACCATTTCGGTTTCCTCCTCTGCATTTTTTCCATCTTCGAGGGCCATCACGGTATGGCCCGAGCTTACCAGTACGTCGCCGCGCAGGAGATTGGCGTCTGTCGTTAGGTACTTGCTGCCGGTCAGCAGCTCAAAGTCTCCCGTTGCGGGCCAATCGTGCAGCATACAGTAGGTGGTGCAGGAATTCCCCTGCTTTTTGTAGAGCGCGGCGACGGCCTCGCATCCTGCGGCCACGGCGCAGAGCGTCATGAGGCCGGAGCAGTCCGTTTCGACGGGCTTTGTGATCTTGCTCACGTCCCACCCGACGGCTCTGGCAGCCTCATACGCCGTGTTTCGGTCGCTCATGTCGTACCCGATGTTCCGGTTTTTAATCGCCGCCTCGCACGTCTGCGCGGCCCGCTCGGCCTTTTTGCGGCTCTTGTAGCGCAGTACGCCGAGCCAGCAGCCATTGTACCAGTTGGAGATATTCAGCTCCCGCCCGGTCTGGTTGCCGGGCTGCTGGTTGCGGCCTCCGGTTTCTCCAAGACTGGCCTGTCCGATTTTGATGCTCATGCCCGGTCACTCCCGTACAACTCGTGGTGCAGCTGTAGCACGGCGGCCTCGATCAGCTGATCGATTGTAGATACGTCGAACCGGATTCCGTGTTCGGCCAGAAAATTGATCACATAGGCTTTCTTTTCCTCGCCGTCCGTTGCCGCGTAGAGCTGTTCCGCCGCTTTCACGCCGATCTCTACGTATGTTTTGATGGTTTGCAGTTTGTTGGCGTCGATCTTGGTTTTGAGCCACGGGATCAGAAACGCCGAGACGAGCGCGCTGACGAGCGCGATCACTGCCGAGATGATCTGTGTGTAGTCCATAAGTAATTACTCCTTTCGCTATTCGACTGTTTCATTTTTCTTCGCAAAAACCCGCTTGAATGCAAGCAGGCCAAGCTCTGTGATGGTTGCCCAGCCGGTAAAGCCAAGCACGTCGGACAGGTCTACTGACGCGCCGAGCTCCGGGCTGCGGATGACTGCAATTAGGACGGCGACGGTTTTCAGAGCGCAGGCCCAGCCAATTACCGTCGTGATGAGCTGGAGCAGATATACAACAATGGTTCGCGCCATTTCGCCCTTGCTCCACTTGCCTTTTACCCGCATATCTGCCTCCCAATTTATTGCGCATTGCTATGCCCGCACTGCGCCTCCAGCTGGTGCAGGAATTTTTTCACGTCGCCGTTCCCGCCCATCTTTTTATACTTCTCTCCGGCGATCAGGCGCTCTGCCATCGGCATTTCCTCGCTCATGATCGTAAGGCGGAGGATTGCCAGATACTGCTCGTCCTGATGCTCCTGCATTTTCCCGAGCTTTTTGTCGATCTCGGCGAGGTGCGTATCCTGCGATGTGGCCTTGCCGCGCTTTTTCTGAACCGCGCTGACGATGGCATTGACTACCGCCGTCAGCGCGGACGAGCCGAGCGCGGCGCAGGCGAGGGTGACGATGATGGTTTTGGTGTCCATTTTTCTGTACCTTTCTCTTTTATTTGCCGGGCTAATCGTCCGCCATTTTGATGTAGGTGGTGGTATCGCTGGAATAGCTGATCGTCGGCAGCGTCGTGCCGCCGAGGACGGCGTAGAGGGCTGGGTATGCAGTCTGATCGAAGGTTGAGCCATCGCACGCGTGCCACGGGGCGGAGAGGACGCGGACGGTCGTGAGGATATCGCCGATGTGATAATTCGGCTCCGACAGCTTCCCGAATGCCTCATTTACCATCGGGTCTGTTGGCGCGTCGCCCGCTCTCCAGATCTTTTCGGCGATCTGTGCCGTCAGAAGATTTCCGGCTGTGAGCGGCGTCCCGGCCTCCAGCGGCTCGTCCTCCGGGCGAAGCCATACGTACCTCAGGAGGCTTCCGTCCGCGTCATACACCCCGTAGCGGACGGCCCCGTTTGCGAGATCGTTTGTGCCGATTCTATCCCGCATGGCTATTCCTCCAGCGCCTTGATGTAGGCATTGCTTCTTGTGTCCGTCCCGATGGTAGGGATTTCTTTTCCCGCCGCGCTATAATCGCAGTACGCCAGCCCATTCGATGATATGTATGCCGCCTCCCCGTCCGGCGATAGTGCAATACTGTCGACGCTGCTCCCCAGTACGTCTCCATATACCGGGCCGGATGCTGGAGCGCTGATCGCAATGATCTTTTCCGCTCGATCAGCACTTTCAGATTCGCTTGCGGTTTCTGAAAGCACCAAAAGCCCGTTTTCGTATTTGCCGTTCGTATAGTTGTCGAGCGAGTAGCTATCGGTTTTGTAGGAAACTACCTTCCCGTTTTCCCACGTTGCACCGTAGTCCGCAGAATACCTGTATACCATATATCCGCTATACATCGTGGTTCCCGCACCAGAGAAAGCAGCGTTCACCAGTGCAAAAAAAGCAATTATATTTGCCCCACAATGGTAAGCTGACATCAGGGCGTGATAGGTGTACGTCGACGGCTGGTTGAAGGACGGAGTTAATTCTTCGATGTTTACGCTGCTGACTGCCTCCCAGGTCGGATTGATCAGGGTTTTTGCCTTTGAAGTCTCCAGTATGCCGCTGGTGCTACAGTTCAGCTTGTAAAAGCAGTCCTTTTCTTCGGCGTAAAATACAATTCCGCTGATAAAATCTGGGATGCTTACTATTTCCTTTGTTGTTTGGTTTACGTAGCTGGCACTTACTTTTCTTCCCTTGTAATTGTTATAGGCTCCGTATTCGCCTCTTACTACGTAGATATACAGAACGTTTGGCGTAATAAACATCTTCAGTCCAGCGCTTCCAGGCAGGCCGCCGCTTGCATATAGCGCAAACGGCGTATCGAGGCTACGTGTTGTGTACACTCCGTTTAACTCTGTGGAGTCTCCGGAAAAAACAGCGTAATAAGTGCCGTTTGCATACTGCACATCCGATACCAGCGAGAGTCCGGTCGGCATATCCGCCTGCTGCGTCCACGTCCCCAAATCGGGCGACGTCCAGAACTTTCTGTCGTACAGGCCGACCCATTCCCCATTCAGATACCACATAGCTACAGGCTGAATATTCGATGTCTTCAACGCCCACGGAAGCGGCGCGGCAGAGCTTCTGAGCACAGAAAACAGTTTTGGATACTGCTCCTGTGATACAGTGCGCCCGTCGCACGGGAGCCATGCGTCGGAGAGGTCTGTGCGGGCGGTGATAGCGATGTCGCCGACTTTGGCCGTACCCTCCGAAAGCTTGCCAAGCGCGTCGTTGACGGTCGGGTCTTCCGGGCGGGTGGCGGCGTTTGGCCAGAGCTTGGCGGCGGTCGCGTCGGACAGGAGATTTGCCTTGTTGAGGGGCGTTCCCTCGACGGTAGGCGCATCCTCGCGCTTGAGGTATTCGTAGTGGTTGAGCGTGCCGTCGGCGTTATAGACGCCGTAGCGGATCGCACCGTTGGCGAGAATTTTTGTGGGTTGTCGATCTGTCATGTCAGAAGTCCTCCTGCGGCGCACTCCGCCGCGCCGGTGTGGCGAAAAGATTTTGCAACGTTGACGATTAAGTCTTCGCAAAGTTTCAGGATGCGCTCGATGTTGTTTGCATCGGTGTAGGTCAGGCGGCCCAGCTGCGGCGCGTCCGGCGTCCCGGCAGGATACGCAAGCGCGTCCCGGATGGATTGCACCTGCTTGCGGTATTCCTCGGCCTGTGAGGCCGTTATAATGTCCGTGGCGGCCCAATCAGTTTTAGCCGTCCACGCGATGCTCCTGCCGCAGATCGCGTCGAGGCGGCCCGCCAGATAGTTCAGGGCCGTTCCCACGCGGTTGAGATCAGAGGCATTGTACGCGCCCTTCATTCCCGCCAGCCATTCCGCCTGCTCTTCGGCAGTCATGGCCGCGAACCCCTTCGCCGCCAGCTCCCGCACCCGCTCCACGTCCGCCTGCGTCCGATCCGTGACGAGCGTAACGATGATGGTCTTGGTGTCCATGGCTATGTACCTTCTTCCGTGATCTTCTTCCACCCGTCCGGGTTTACGGACGGGGTCCAGACGTTGGCAGCCAGCAGGGATTCGTACAATTCAGTCTGCCACCAGCCTTTTTCGCCCTTGGCAAAGGCGAGACCGGCAGTGATGGTCTCGGGGATGATCCTGTAGCCCTGTTTGTAGGCGATGTCCTCCCAGAGGGCCGGGGCGGCGTCCGGGGTGTTCTGGGCCGTGTCCCAGAGGTCGGAGGCGGCGCGCTTGATGGTGCCGCCCCAGTTGATGCGCGTGCCGGCTTTGACGAGGCTGCCAGAGCCGGTCAGGCGGGTGAAAAGCTCTGGTGCGAGACTCGCGTCGGCGTCGGTGAGACTGGCTGCGCTTTTGATGATATAGGGGCGCAGCGCCCGCGCCCGCTCGGTATACGTGCTCATGTCAGTCCGCCTCCCCGAGCAGAATCTTAGCGGCGGTTTCCGCATCTGTGAGTGGCAATGCCGCGCCCATTTCATCATAACTGCCTTCTGGCTCAGTGCCTTTCAGCGTATGGTCTGCGAGATGAAACACCCTGTCAGAAAGCACCTGATGCTCAGTCCCTTCTTCATCTGTAATAGTCATAGCCATCTTAGCGCAAAATCCTTCTGCCTGATCTTCCTTGCACGGGACATAACAACCGTTGCCGTGCAGTCGGATGGGCACAATACTGTCCGCATACCCGGCAAATGCGCCGTCCTGTTTTACTGCATACATGGCGTCCCTCCAAATTTCTCTTGATAGATTTTCTCCAATTGCTTTGTGCTTGCTGTTCGCAGCCGATTCTTCCAGTATCCGTTTTCCTGCCCCGGCCATTTGTCATCCGTAAAATCTTCATCGCAGCCGTTTTTTCTGTACCATCGGTACAGATCGTTCAGCATTTTCTGCCGCTCGGCACCTTCCTGCGTGTTCGGCCTGAAATGCTCCCACCCGTTTTCGGACGTCGCAGCGCATATCCGCCTGCCGTCTGCTGCAAACAGGAACCCTTCAATCTCCGATACAACAGTTCCGTACCGGAGATTAAATGCTCCATCGATGCCATTCCCACGGAACCGCTTATACACGATATATTCCATGCGCTTCTCCCTCATACGCAAAAGCCGGGCGCGAAGCCGAAGGAAGCGCGCGCGGTGCGGTCTTCGACTGTCCCGTTGGTGTTCACATTCTCGAAACCGTCGGAGCTGCTCGCAAGCGGAGAACGGAGCCACCAACGAGCGGCGGTGCTCGTTCCGTTGTGCTTGTACTTTACCTTGCTGTTTCCAGCGGAATAATAGGCGTACTGCGCTTGCTTACTCGCCTCGTTCGAGTTTGCTCTCGAAATGCTCCCGAAAACCTCAAACTCCGAGAGGAGGAAAAAGTAATCCTTTGTCGCCGTGACCGCACTCGCGGATGTGCTATTATTTCCCGTATTGTCCGTGTACTTGGTAACGGACTTTAGGACTGCACGGAGCGCCGCCGGAATGACTGCGATAATCGTTCCGGAATAGCTCGAGAGGCTTGTCCCGCAAATATTTGTACGCATTTGCGAGCTCGCCCATCCGCCGGAGTTCGTTGCACTACTGTTCATAGAGAAATAGCCGGTTGTCGAAACGGGCGAGGTATAGTAACTGTCGCAGAAACACACGTCCGTACCGCCGGAGAGCGCCGTTTTGCCTAACTGGAAATGAATACGGTTTTCCCCTTCTAGGCTCGCATTATGGTTGAATCCAATGACAAATGCGTATATTGTGTAATTAGATAGTGTAAGATGTCCAACCGTGCCGTTTAGCGTTACCGCCTTTCGGTCGCCAATGCTCCAATAGTTCGCGCCCTGTCCCGCGTCGGATATATTTTTTATTGTTTCCCAAGTATTTTTATTCAGTGTCGGATATACAAAATTAAGCGCCACCGCATAGCTATCCGTGATGGATACGGATTTTGTGTCGGACGTTTTCCCATCCAGTGTCGCAGATACGCTCCATGTGCCGATCTCCGGAACGATAAGCGTACAAACTCCGGTACTGTCCGATGTTCCGCTGATCGTTTTGGAGCCGTGTGTCGCTGTGACTATCGCACCCGCGGATACCGTTACGACCAGTTGCGGAACGATCCCGGTTTGAATTGCACGAACCGCGCTTGCAAAACCATCTGGGTAAGTCAGCGGGTCGGATGTTCCGCCTTTTTCTCTGATGGCATCGGCAACTGACGTGAGTTCTATATCGTTCGTTAAATATTCAGTTGCCATCAGAAGCTCCCTCCATTCGCGTTTGCGATCTCTACCGCCGCCCACGCACCGGAAACAACCCGCAGAAATTTTCCATTATCAGCGGCGGTGACAGACGGCACTTCGCGAACCTTGACAGCTCCTGTTTTCCCGTTCACGCTCGTCACGGGCGCTTCCGTTAGATAATCCGTGCCAGCCGCGGCCACCTCCCACGCCGTCGGCTTCCCTCTGGCGTCCACCGCCTTGACCTTGATCAGGTCCCCGACGGCCGCACCGGAGGCGAGGATCACATCTTGCTTTCCGTTCCACGCGTCTTTGTTGCTGCGCACGTCGGCGATAGCCTCGTCGATCTGCGCGCCGGTATACTGGCTGTTGTACGCCATGCGATCACTCCTTCATGCACAGGAAATCCTCTCCGTCAGCCGTTTTCATGGTCTGCGACTGTCCGGACGGGATAAATCCATAATTGTCATTCCAGCTGCCGTCCGCGCCCTGCGCGAACAGCGAAATTCTGTATTCTCCGTCTCCGGAAAGCAGGAAATCGTCGTATACCTCAAAGGTGCGCTGCGTCCCCGCGGGGGTCTGGGAGAAGGACGCGATCAAAGCGCCCTTCCCGCGGCCCCAATCCTCGCCGGACTTCGTCGCGCGGCACTCAAAAGCCGTATAGGCGATGTCCGACGAGAATGTGACGGTGATCGAGTCGAATCCCGAGACTGCCGATATCTTGTTTCCAGTGATGGAGAAGGTCAACTCCGGCGCGGCCATTAGGCTGCGCTCCACGTCCCGGCGGCGTTCTTGACGAAGACCTTCACGATCTTCACGCCGTCGCCGGAGGACGCTGCTTCGAGATCCGCGCCCTTGACGGTGACGTTGATGGCGGTGTTCTTCTTGTAGCCGCCCGCCGTGCCGCTGACGTTGGTGGAGCCGCCCGTCGTCGGGATCTGGGTGCCCGCCGTGTGCAGGCTGCTCGTCGCCGGAACGACGCGGACGGTGTATTCCTCGAAGTCTACGTCGCAGACGAAGGAGAAGGCCGCCGCGTCGTAGCCCGTGACCTTGGAGATGCGGCTCTTGTCGGGGCCGGTGATGGTCACGGCGGGGATCGAGGTGTTGAGCGTGATGGAGTCGCTGGCCGCAGTCGATTCGTTGCCGACGTCGTCGCGCACCTTTACATAGATCGTCTTCAGGCCGTCGCCGTCCGGGAGCGTAATGGATTTTGTTGCGGCGAACGTCTCCCACGACGCATCTGCTTCCTTTGCCGCCGCCTTTGTGCCCCAGATCTTCATCTGGTAGCCGGTCGTCGCGGCGTCGGTGACTGAGATCTTCGCGGTGACGGTCGCGCTGGTCGCGTACTGCGCGCCGTCGTTCAGGATCAGCGATAGGCCGGCAGGTGCCAGCGTATCAAGTGTCAGATTGAAAAAACTTGCCATCTGGATTTATCCCCTTTCTTCGCTTGTGAGTTCGATGTACAAAAAGCCGCCAGGCCTTTCGTAGATGGTTTCTGTGCCCAAGCGGGCGGATTTGATGCCCATGGAGCCGATGAACAGCTCCAGAATGCGTTTGAGTCCAACTGCCAGCATGTCAGCCCTCCACCAGATACAGCGTCCGCGCGTCCTTTTCGTCCAGCGCGTCATAGTCCGATTTTGTCAGCACGCGGATCTCGTCGATCTGCGCGGATGATATCCCCCCGCCCCCGCCTCCGCCGCCCGACTGCCGGGCTTCGTTGATGGCGGCAACGAGGTTGTCCTTGTTGTAGGTCTTGAGATCGTTCAGGTCGCCGATCTGCTCTTGCAGCTGCGCCCAGACGGGGAGCGTGGGATCCGCCGAAGGATCGCCGGACGGCTCCGCCGCAGGCTGCACCTTGCCGAGCGATACCCAGACAGTCGGCAGCACGACGCCGGAGGCGTTCGTGCCGTACACGCCGACGCGGGCGGTTCTTCCTGCCGTGGTGAGGATCTCGTGCGGGATAGGGACGGTATCGCCGTCCCAGCCGGGCGGCAGGACGTTGACAGTCTTCATGCCGTCAGTAAATACCGCCGTTTTGCTGAGGCCGTCCCAATCGTCTGAAAAGACGAAGCGCACGGTTTCGGCCTTGCTCATGCCCGCTGTCAGAAGTGCCGTTCGGCAGCTCGTCTGCGCAAATGCCTTTTTACAGGTAATAATGATCATGCTTGTTTTCCTTTCTCCGGCGCTTACGTCCCTATAATTTCGCAGTCTGCCGCCGCAATGCCGCTGAGACGGATGTTCATGCTGGTGATCGTTCCGGTGATCTTCGTGCCCCACGGCGTTGTGGTCTGCACGTAATCGCCCGGGGCTTCCTTGTCCATGACAATTTTGACACTGTGCGTCTGACGGCGCATATAGTAGTCAAAGACGTGCTGCGCGACGGCGGCAACGTTGTCGCTGTTGACCAGCGTAGCGTCGCGAACCTCGATGACGTTCGGCTTGGTCTGCGTGGTGGCGTTCGGATTGGCCTTGGACGTGACCGACGTCGTGTGATAGTAGGTCGTACCGCCGACCTCCACGCTCTCCCCGCTTCCGGACGTCGAATAGTTGTGTTCCGTCACGCGGATCTCCGTGACCACTGCCGCTGTTTCAACGCTGCCGCCCGTGTATGTCCGGTCAAGTGGGATCGTGGCAGGAGAGGCTGCTGTGAGCCTCCGGACGCGCACGCCGCGCGACGCGCTTGTGTCAATGGTCGCACGAAGCGCAAAAACGATCTGTTGCAGCGCTTCTCGTTTCGTGCAGTCCGGGATATAGCCGGTTACGGTCTCGTCTTTCAGCGCAGGGTCGAAGTCCAGCGTGAAGTGCGCGCCGAGAATCGAGGCTATCAGCTCCTTCGCGTTTTTGCTGCTGTAGACCGCCGCCGCGAAGGGCTCGTCGTCCAGAATGCCGAGCGCGTCCTGGCAAGAAATGTCATAGAGACGGTCGCTCGACCGGGACGAGCTCTTGATGTAAAAGACGCCGATCAGCTTTGCGCCGTCGTAGGCGCTGACGGGCTGCTTCTCCTGAAAAATGAAGTTGATATCATCCGAGTTGTCGAGCGTGAAATCCAGTGTGTTGATCTCCACGTCGTCAGAAATCACGCTGATGCCCTCGGTGACGCTGACGCTGCGCAGGTCCTCCCGCTCGAATTCCCGGACGATGCCGAAGAAGATCTGTCTGAGTTTCGCGTACCGGTACGGCAGGCTCGTCTTTTTCAGCTCGATCACGAGTTTGTTGTATCCGGAGACAGGCTTTGCGCAGAAATACTTCTGGCCGTCCGGCGTGAAGTCCTGCGACGCGACGGTTGTCTCGCCGTTGTACCACGTCATGGTCAGGGCGCTGCAATAATCGCCGATACCGCCGTCGAAGTATAGGAAGATGCCGGAGCTTGCGAACGTGCCGTCCAGCGTGATGGTCAGCGTCGGGTTTGCGTCGAAGGTGCAGTCTGCTTTGCTCGGCTCGGCAGACCAGAAGGCCGCCCGCTCGGTCGTGAGGATCGGGCGGGAGCCGTCCAGCACCCACTGGTTCAGCTCGTTTGTCGCGACGATCACCGACTCTGTGCCATACGGCAGTTCCGGAAGGTCAGAGAAGGGATTCGCAGCGGTGCTTGCAACGCTTGCCGCCGCTGCTGCGCCTACCGCTACGTCCTCATAGATCACACGTACACTCATACCGGCGTCCTCTTGGGCTTCATGGCGATAAAATTGATCGTCAGATTGCCCCAATCATTGCGCCCGTCGTAGCTTCCGGCAAGCTCATCGTCGCCGTTTGCCACATAGGCGTCAAAGGTCATGGTTCCCTGCGCGTATGGGACAGTCAGCACGTGACTGTCGACCGGTGCGGAAATGCTCTCGTAAAAATCGTCGTATTCCTCCGGATCTGAGGATACAGGGTCGATTTCCAACCTGTAATTGTAATACGTTCCGATGATATCGCGGGTCATCGCGCCAGTCATGACGCGTCCGGCGTTGTCGCCGTCTAGGACGGAGAACGACCGCTTGCAGCTCACGACGTGAAGATTGAAATACGCCTTGCCGTCAAGGCTCAGTGCGCTTCTCATGTCTTCACCCCCGCAAGCTTCACGCCGACGCGCTGCGTCTCTTCGTTGTTCAGCTGATAGATCGTGCGGCCAAGCTCACGCCGGTCAAGCTGGAAGATAACCGTCATTTGTCTGCTTCCCGCTACGCCGGTCTCGTTCATGGCCTGCTTGAACGCCTGCACCATTGTGGCAAGCGGCGTTTCGATGTTCGTCCCGCTCTTCTGGTCTCCCAGCACAGCCATAAACTCCCGGTTCGGCGGGATGACCGCGCCGGAGGCTAGGCGGGGGAGTTGGACATTTCCCCAGCTTACATTCCCAATGTCTACGCCCGGAACCTTGTTCAGCAGCCTAATCGCCCCGTTCACAAGGCCGCCCAAACCGCCAAGCGCGCGATTGATCCCACTCTCGATTTCGGCAATCAGGCCGTTCATGGCGTTTTTCGCAAGATTGGCCCACCATTCGCCTGTGAATACAGGCGCAATGTTCTTCTTCCAGAAATCTTTGATTTTGCCCCAGCAATCTTTTACCTTGCTGACAATAAAATCCCAGTTCGGCGCAATAGCCGCAGCCAGGCTTACGCCGCCCGCTGCGAGAAGTCCAAGCCCGAGCGGAATTCCTGCACCTGTGAACAGGAGAACCGCGCCAAGCGCAAGGAGCGCGCCGCCAACGATTGCAGTAATTTTGCCAAGCGGCCCTTTCATTTTTTCCTGAATCGTATTCCAGTTGACAGCCGCCGTTGCTGCAAGTCCGATTGCGCCCGCAGCCATCAGCCCGATTCCAAGCGGAAGGCTTGCGCCTGTAAATGCAAGGATCGCACCGACCGCAAGCAGCGCCGCACTGACAATCGCGGTGACCTTCCCTATCGGCCCTTGCAGTTTTGTTTTGATCGTATCCCAGTTGATAGTTGCTGTTGCTGCAAGCCCTGCCGCTCCTGCAACCATCAGCCCGATACCGAGCGGCAGATTCGCACCGCTGAATGCGAGAATTGCGCCAAGCGCAAGCAATGCCGCGCCCACGATCGCTACAATATTTCCGACAGGGCCCCGCAGGGCCGCCGTGATCGTGTCCCAGTTAACAGCCGCTACCGCAGCGAGACCGACCGCCCCGGCCGCCATCAGCCCAATGCCGATAGGAATGTTTGCGCCGCTGAACGCTAAGATCGCGCCGACAACAAGCAGCGCCCCGCTTACGATTGCCGTAATGATTCCGATGGGCCCTTGCAGCGCTTCTGTAATTGAGCCCCAGTTTGCCGCCACAGTGGCCGCAAGGCCGACCGCACCGGCGATCATCAGTCCGAGGCCAAGCGGAATGTTTGCGCCAGAAAAGACAAGGATCGCGCCGATTGCAAGCAAGGCAGTACTTACAATCGCCGTGATAAGTCCGACTTGCCCTTGCAGGATTCCAGCGATTTCTCCCCAGTGATTGCTTACCGCGTCCCACACCGCCAGCGCGCCAACTGCCATAAGCGCTATTCCAAGCGGGATGTTCGCGCCGCTGAACGTGAGAATTGCGCCAAGCGCAAGCAATGCCGCGCCCACAAACAATTCTGTAATTGATGTCAGCTGATCCTTTATCATGGCGCTGAAATCGGGTGCTATTGTATCGGATCCGATTCCGCCACCCGCTCCTGCGCCGCCGCTGCTTCCGGAATCATTCGAAAGCTGGTTGATTTCGTCAAACGACGCCATGCTTTTCCCTGCTTTTTTTGCTGCGTCTCCCACATCGGAGATTGCTTCCGCCTCGTCTCCATATGCCGCAGCGGCTTCCGCCGCAGATTTCGGGAAAGACGTTCCGAACAGCTTAGAAACCAGTGTTGCAAGCGCGTTTACAATTCGAGTCAGCACGTTCACAAGAAGGATAAAAGCAGGAATAACCACCTTCATGATTGGCTGCGCAAGCGTGAGCAGAGCGCCCTTCAGCCTGGCAACTGCCGCGCGCGCTTCGTCGCTTTTCTTGATCGTCTCGCTAAGCCAGCTGCGCAGCTGGGAAAGGCCGCGGGACAGGACAGTAAAGACCAGCGCGCTCCTCAGCACCCCGCTTAATCTTCTCCCGAATTTATTCATGCTTTTTTCGACGCGCGCCGACGCTTCGGCCATGCGGGCCGAAGCTCCGCTGGCATTTGTGATCTGCTGCACCAGCTCACCGGCTTTGGTCTTTGCAGCGTCAAGCGCATCGGTCTGGGTTATCACCTTGTCGGTGATCTTTGCATATTGACTCCCGAGCTTTTCCGCCGTTTTGTTTTGCTGCACAAGCAGCTGTTCCTGCTCTTTGATTTGTGCAGCAACCTCCGCCTGTCGAGAATAAGCGTCTATGTACTCCGCTGGATTAGCCGAAGCGTTTCCGGATGTGATGCCCTTTAGGCGGTCAGCCTCCGAGCGGAGCGATTTCAGCGCGTCTTCCGTCTGCTTTGCGGACTGAAGCGCAGCGTCCAGCTCCTTTTTAAGCCCGCTCTGCGTTCCGGTATCCTCGTTTAGCTTGGCTTCCATCTTGTCGATTTTCGCGGACAGCGTATCAAGCTCCTTCTGCGCCTTTTTTGCGTCCGCGTCGACGGTGACCACAATTTTCCCATCTGCCATATTTTCACCACCTTTTCGGTTGATTTTTGTTATTATTTGTGTTATCTTACAAGTAAGGAGGGAAGAAATATGAGTGATTGCATTATCCAAATCAGCCGGGACAATTCTTTTTACGGTTCTGGCCTGACCGTCGGCGTTGCATTGGATGGCTGTGATGTCGGCACGCTGAAAAACGGTGAAGAACTTCGAGCCGTGGCCGCTCCGGGCCAGCACGAACTTTCTTTTTACCGGTATCGCCGTCTGGATAAAACCATATCCTTTACCATTGCCGAAGGGCAACAGAATGCGTTTTTTACCATCAAGATTAACGCCTCGAACCGCGTTGACGTTGTTGGCGGGCTAAAAACCAAAAAGCAGGCGAAACGCCCCAGCGGCTGCCTGACGGCTTTAATCGTATTCCTCTGTCTTTTCGTCTTTATTGGCGCGGCCTTTGCTTCCTGCGGATCGTCCTCCAAGCCGGAAAAGGTCGGAACCTCAGTTTCTTCTTCGCAGCAGCCGCCGCAGCAATCCGATTCCGGGCCTGAAACATTTGGCGTTGGGGACCAGGTCGTTCTAGACGGCGTGGCGGTCACGTTGCTCAGTGTTACCGAGAATTCCGGCCAAAATTACGTCTCGCCGGATGATGGAAAGGTCTTTGTTCTGTGCGAATTCGAGATCGAAAACAATTCATCCCGCGATATTGCGTCCAGCACCATGCTTTCATTCGAAAGCTACATTGATGGCTATACAACCAGCCTCAGCCTCACCGCGATGATGAGTTCCGACGAGCCGCAGCTTGACGGCACGATTGCCGCCGGGAAGAAAATGAAAGGTGTCGTCGGATATGAAGCGCCGCAGGATTGGAGTGAGATCGAGATTCGATTCTCTCCAAGCTTCTGGGGTAGCGAAATCGTTTTCGAGTATAAAAAATAAGTTTTTCCTGCTGCCGCCCCTTAACCGGGGCGGCTGTTTTTTGTCCCGACTCCCCATACGGCAAGCAGGTCGGCTTCGGCCTCCGAGTATGTTGTCTTCAGATCGACGATATCCCGGTTGCGCCGGTAGAAATCCCTCTCCTGTTTGTCGAGGCTCTTCCCTCTGGCCTTTTTATCGCGGATAGAAACCACCTGTGCATACAGGCAATCTCCGATTTCTTGATAGTACGATAGAAACGAATACCAATGCAGGTATTCCAGCGCCCTGACCTCGCAGCCCGCGATTCGGTTGATAGGCGCAATATAGAGATCAAAGTCCTGCGCCCATGACATGATCTCTGGCTGCTTTCTCTTCTCTCGATTCTCCTGCCCGTGGTCGATGAAGCGGAAGCACTGGTTCAGGGCTTCCTGATAGTCGCTGACGGGCATTTCTTCGAAGTCGGGATAGAAGATGGTCAGCGCCGCTTCCGCCTTATCCCGCTCGTTCAGTTCCCTGTCTGTCAGGGCTACGAGGATATCGAGGATTGCGCGGTAATCAGATTGGATCGCGTATTCTGTTCCGTCGACCTCAACAGAGGTCGGCAGGGAATAGATCACTTTCCACATCTATCAATATATTTCGCGAACAGGGGGCCTGCGCGTTTTCCATCTATCTGTATATTTCGCAATCCTCGGGTTGGTCTTCTTCTGCTCTGCCGCGAAGCTCGTGTCGATCTGATCGATCACGGCCAGCATGAGGTTGCACCATACTGGCAGGCCGTCGGCCAGCGCGTAGACGTTCATAGTGCCGAACAGGTCTGCGCAGACAGGCTTGGCAAACAGGCCGTCGATCATGTCCCGCATTTCCGCGTCGCGGCGGCGGGCAATGGCGAAAATCTCCTTCTTGTCCGCGCAGTGGTCGACTTCGGCCTTATACGCCTCCTGCTTCCTGTCCAGCTCGTCAAAGGTGTTGAAGATCTGTTCGACAAATGCGCTGTCGGTCGGGTTGAAGGAGACTTCCGCCGCGTCGTTCAGCTTGAACGATACGATACCGGTTTCAAATTTGATTTCAGGCATTGCGATTCCTCCTTACGCTGCGTCTGGCGTGAAGGTAATAGCCCCGTCGGCGCCAACCGCCGCCGTGCCGGTCGTGCGTTTGCCGCCGAGCGTCACGTCGATGGGCATACCTACCGAGCCGCCGCCCTCGCCGCCGAGGCTGGACGGCTTGACCATAGACGCGTCGTAGCGCTCCGCGAAGACTGCCGTCTTGGCCGTTCCTGCATAATGATGGACGATCAGCACGTCCTGATTCGCCAGCGCAGCTGCGTTCTGCTGCTTGACCGCCAGATCCCAGATCTTCTTCAACGCCGCATCGCCCGCGTCAAGGTCGCACGGGTCAAAGCTCTGCGTGATAATCGGTTTCTTCATGGTGGTTCTGGTCGTTCCAAGGATATCCTTGCTGGAATCCTCCTGCCAGTCATACTCCATGCTGGAGTCTGTGACGCGAGTGCCGAACGGCGCCCAGGCGGGCGTTGAGGACTCGCCGGTGTTCAGATATGCAATCAGCAGCTCCCGGTCGATGGTCTGACCGGCCGTGGTATTAAAAGTAACTTCTGCCATAGTTAAATCACCTCATATGTCAGTTTCATTAGAATTTGATGATCCTCTGTGCCGTCCTCATACCGGGCGAACAGGGCCGAGCGGCTGACAGCTTCCATGCGCCGGACGCGCATCCCGTCGCCCAAATCCGGCGGGTTCTGCATGGCCCAATCCCCGAAGCGGTTCAGCATGGCGTCGCATTTCAGGCGCTTGTCGTTGCTGTTTCCGGGCTTGATGCGGGCGATAATCTTGAATTGATATTCCGCCTCGTGCCCTCCGAGGATGAATTTTCGTGTGATGTACGCGCCCTGAATGGTGGACAGGGCCATACTCGCCGAGTCGGCGGCGAGGAATTCATAATTAATCGTTGCGGCCGGTATGTCGTCGTCCGAGAAGGAATTTGCCCAGATCATCATCTTTCGGGAGATATCCTGTTCTTCCTCCGCAGATACCAGCCTTTTTTGCTTTTCAGCGTCCATTCTTCACCGCCTTGTCCGCTACACGAAGCCATTTATCAAGATTTTCAGCCTTTGACGCCTCGAACCAATGCGATTGCGCCTGATTGTGTCCTGACGTGTTGAACACAAGATTTTTGTCGGTCAGTACCTTTGTCCCGCCTTTCGGCGCGTAGGTGCTTCCGGTCTCCGGGTCTACCATGACTTTCCCGTAGTACAGGAACCTTGCGTATGGGCCGGGATAGATGATCGCATTCCCTTCCACCTGTGTTCTGCGGTCGAGGGAACCGGTCAAGAATGGCACATACGGGGCTGTGTCCTTTCTTGCCTGAAGCGCGACAATATGCTCCGCTTTGGTACACGCCTGCGCGATTGCCTCATGCAATTCATCAAAGCCGTCTGCCTTTACGCTGAATTTCAGCATATTAGGCCCCTCCGACTTCGAAGTGTCTCATGTCCTGGCTTCCGAAGTCCTTCATATCGACCTTTGTGACCTTGTAAACGTCGTCATAGAGCATTTCAAGCGCCTGCTCGGTCTTGTCCGGCTCCACGACTTCACCCTTGATAAAGAATGTCGTTCCGCCGTTGCCGTCCGTGGAGAGCGTCCAGATTCCGCTTTTATCAGTTGCACGCCAGAATTCTTGCGGGCCGACGTAGCGCTTTTCTGCGCCCGTCACGCCGTCTACAGCAACCGTAGAGAACGGAATGTACAGATTCACCGCATCCGCGCCCTCAAGCCCGCTCTGGCGGACGTTGGCCGCCTTGGAGGCTTCCAGCAGAACGCCGCGCAGGACGGTGATGTAGGTTTTCTCCACGTCCTTGAATGTCGCCGGGTCTGTCTCCTGCGAGACGTTGTAGATGGTTACGGTGTGGGGGAACATGGACACGGCCCATACCCCCTCGCTTTGAGTAATCCGGTCGGCCCGAGGTACGCCAGCACGATCTCACGGCGGCGCGTCTCTGTCCGCTGTATATCTGCCTGGGACAGATTTCGTGAACCAAAGCTTCGCGACCAGCCGCCGACCGTCTCGCTTGATACGGGCCTGTCGGTCGTGTAGACGAGACCGTCCAGCTTCCCAGCGTCCTGCTCCAGCTCGGCCAGCGCACAGACGCAGTTCTGGACGGCTTCGAGCTTGTCCCCGGCGGCGGAGCGCGCGCGGTTCATGGTGATGTAGTCTACGTAAGCCGATGCCTTGCGGGCGAGGCCGCAAAATTGCTCTTCATCCAGCGCCGTCCCGCGGTACACAGTCGCGTAATACTCATAATCAGCGTAGATCATGCTGCGCCCTCCTTCCGGTCAGCCTCCGCGCCCGTCATGCAGGCGCGGAGGCTCGATTTTACTTGCTGACGTCCGCGCCGATGAACAGGCCGTAAGGATCGGGCACTACCGGGATAAACAGGCCGCTTGCCTTTGTCCAGGTGGTCTTCGGGTCAGGCGTTTCCCACTGGGTGATCGTGATATACTGCTGCGCGCTCTTGTCGGTGTACGGGCCATAGCCCTTTTCTTCCGGCGTCACGCCCCACAGGCCAACGCCGAAGGAATTGGCCGTGCCGTTGGACAGGAACGCAACCTTGTCCTCCGGGAAGAATCGATGCGTCTTTTCCGCGCCGTTTGCGGCCTGCGCCTTATAGCGCTGGTCGTTGGTCGTGATCTGGCCGAAGCCGAACAGCTCGGTAAAGAGGCTGCGCAGTTTCTCGGTGGTGACATATGTACCAGCGCCGACCGTGCCGTACACGAGGGTCTGAATGCCCTTGTTGGACGCGAGCTTACGCAGGATCTTCGTACCGACGACCATTTCGCTCAGCGCGTGGCCGGATGCCGCCGCCTGATCTGCGATGGCCTGAAGCTGGCCGATGATATCAGCGTCTGCGCCGAAGTCGATCTTGAAGCCGATGTTTGCGGACGGAACGCCGTAATCGATGGTCATGTTGAGATTGTTTTCCTTGATGGTCATCTTGCCGGTCGCGATAACTTCCATTTTCGCGACCTCGGTTCTGACCTTGACCGCATCGGCCATCAGGCGCATATCGTCGAAGACGTAGCTCACAATGGCGTTGTCAGCGTATACGCCGTTTTCGTTGAGCAGCTGCACCCGCTCGGACTGGTTGATCTTGCGCTTGATAAACAGCTTCTCAACCTCGGTCTTTTCGAGCGCGGGGCGCGTGGCGATCTCTGCCTCGGTGTCAAAGGCGTGGACGGTCGCCATCGTGGGGATCTGTGCGCCGTTTGCGAGGCGCAGGTACTCGGCCTTGAGGCTTTCGGTTTTCTGATCCGGGAACAGCCGGTCTCCGAGGTAGGCCGGGCGCGCGACGGAAATGTTCTGCGAGAAATCCAGACGGTCAGCGTCGGAAATCAGTTCAAGAATGTCAGGCATGGTGTTTTTCCTCCTTCTTTAGGGTGTAGTCCACACGGGGTACAGGGTCACATTGCCGGTCATTTCGACCTTGGAGACGGCAGCGCCGCCCTTAGACGTGCTCCAGCCGGTCTGGGTGTTGCCGCTCTTGGTCAACGGGTATTCGGTCGAGACGTCGGCATAGGAGCCCTCTGTGTAGACGTTCTCGTCGACGGGCGGCGTGCCGCTGCCGTCGTTTTTGTCGTATGTCACGGTATAGCCGCGCGTGATCTCCGGCGCGTCAACAAATGTGAAGCCCTTGCCGGACAGCGCGGTCTTTGCTGCGGAGGCCAGCGACAGGCGGTCTGCCAGCACACGGCCCGCGACCATCACGGAGCCGGGCATATTGCCGTCCGTCACATCGATATCCTCAAACACGATGCCGACGGCGTTCGAGTTGTCGGACGGAAACGGCGTACCGGCCTTGACGATCTTGTATTTGCCGTCCTGTACGCCCATCGACGCGGGGATCTCGCGGGTTTTCAGAACGAGGCCGACTTCGCTTTCGAGGAAGTTCGGTCTGACTTCTGCTTTTGTGTTTACAACGATAGACATTTTTCAAATCACTCCTTGTTTGGTGTCTGCGCAAACTGCGCGTTGAACTGCTGCGCGTACATTGCGCCCTTGCTCTTTGCCGCCGGTGCGCCGCCCTGGCCGACGGGCTTGACGAATGTGGGCGTGGGCTTATCTGCCTGAAACGCAGTCGGATCTGCTTCGAGCTGAGCCTTGTGCCACTCGTCGAAGCCGGTCAGCTCGCCGTCTTTCAGTTCAAGGTGTTTCTCCTTGAGGTCTGCAAGGTAAGCTTTCTCGGCGGCTTTGGAAGAGAACTTGACGCCCTTGGCCGTGATCGCGCGGTTCATGGCGTCGGCGTAGTCCCGGCTTGCCAGCTGCGCCTTGTAATCTTCGGTTTCCTTGGTGTACCGGCCCTGAAGGTCTTCGAGCTGCTTGCGGACGCTCTCGGCGTCCCCGCTGGACTTCCGCAGGTCTTCGATGTCCTTGTCGCGGTCGGTCAGCTGCTGCCGGGCGGCATTCAGGTCTTCTCTGGCCTGATCCGCTTTCTGCTTCTCCCGGCCGATGTCGCGGCTGTTCTCGTCAAGGATCTTGTCGACGGTATCCTTATCAAGCCCCAGCCCTTCCAAAAAATCTCGCTTCATAGGTTCTCCTTCACAGCTTCGCTTTGTTCTCGCGGGTCGCGTCCGCTGCTGCCCCGTAGTTTAGCGACTTCGGGCCGGTCAAGATTTGATAAAACAAAAAGAGCCAACCTGTAAGAAATCCTTACAGGTTGGCTCATCGTGCCATTCCGCGCGCTCGATTGTGCTGCGGTATCTGTATTATTTTTTCAGTTCTTCCGCCTTGATGATCTGCGCCTTGACTGTTCCATCCTTCATGCGCTTCAGTTGGACGCGGAATCCGGCGGCAAGCGCCCGCTCGATGGCGGCTTTCAGTTTTTCGTCGATCATGCGTTCTCCTTAGAAATCAGCCTTGAAAGCGTTCCCCGCTCGTCATCTTCTACCACTTCCCATTTGCCCGGCTTGGTTTTTCCGTTGAGCGGCGCAGGGGCTGAAGCGGAATAAAGGTAGTCCTCGCCCTCATCATCTATGATGCGGAGCAGATCATATTCGACCCCCACGCATTCATAGGTTTTTCCATCCGTCAGCCCGAGAAAACCGCCGCCGAACGTCGGCCCTTTATATCTCACCTTCATTTTCTCTTCACCCCTTTCAGCTTTTCTTCAAAGTGCTTCCCATTTTGCTCAAACCAGTGAACATCATATCGGAAATTGTCTGTTTGTATTATACCGCCCATTTTCCGCCATTGCAACGGTTCCCCGCCGTAGTTTTCAGAAAGGAAACTCGCAACTTTCAACTGTTTCCCGGAATCTCCGCCAGCTATTTCTCGAATAGAGCCAATTTCTGATCCCTTCGGGACAACGCCGTTCACAATCTCCGTTTTCACGTCCAGCGTTTCTTGCAGCCTTGTGATTGGTTTTGCTGCTTTCGCCGCACTGGCCGCAGCCTCGGATTTTGCGTCTGTGTACAGAACCCTTGTCCGCTCCGGCTGTTCCGGCAGCCCTGCGGCCTTGCTGAAATCATGGTATTTCGTGTTCAGGCGGCGCAGCTTGGCTGCTGCGGCAGTCTCTTTGTCCTTTAGACCAGCAGCTTTATAGGCGTTTTTTAAGCGTTTCTGCTTGCGAATCGACCGTTCGAGCCGTCTTTGCATCTGACTGGCGCTATATTGGTCGTATTCCTTCCCGTCGAATGCAAACTTGTGATTCTCTGGTTTCATGTCTTCCAGATCGGCGTCTGTGTATGTGCGTTCCATAACGCCGTCTATAAAGGGATGGAAGGTGTGTCGGCAGTTGGCTAAGCGCCGCCGATACCGGTTACACTACCATAGCCGCAGCTTGATACAAAATCCGGATAATTGGCGTCATTCATCAACCCACCTTCTTTCTGCATTTATGCGGCGGCTCTGTTAAGGCTCTTTCTATGCTCCACCCAGCATTTAGCCTCCGTCGAATAGAATCCCTTGGCGCACCTTTTAGCTGCTCCCATTCGGATACGGAATGTGTTTCCCCGTTGAAGCTTATAAATCTATTCGTCCGCTTATTGTTGGCCTGCTCTTTCATCGTCACCCATCGGCAATTCCCCGGTTCATAGTTTCCGTTTACGTCAATTCTGTCGATGGTCAGCGTGTCATTGTACCCACTTTCCGCCGCCCACTTTTGGAATTCAGAAAAATCCGCTTTCCATAAATCATGCAGTGTAATCCCGCGGCCACCATAGTTCTTGTATTCTGGTGCATTTTCATCAAAGCACCTTGTCTTAATCCCGCTCCATATCCTAAAAAGTCGAGTGTTCGTTCCCCCGTGCTTGTAATTGATTCTTTTCATTCTATCACTGCACGTCTTTTTCCTTTTGCAACCGCAGCTTGTACTTAGCCCTCTGTTTAAATTCGAGGTACTTGATTCCGTTTTTCCTCCGCAATCACATTTACACTCCCAAATGCTTTTCCCGCCGCGTTTTCCGACGTATCTAACTGCCGTTAAACTTCCAAACCTTTTCCCTGTTAAATCTAGGATTGCTCCCATAATTACCGCCTTTCGTAACCGCCTTATTTTGAACAAACGGAAGACGGTAAGGCAGGCCGCTTTTCACCCCGTCGGGCTATCCGTTTGTTTCAAACTTGTTTGTCCCAATGGAACACGCGCCCCTGCCATTCTGAATGGGCTTCCCAGCCGTTCGGCCCCGGCACATTTCGTGCGCCGTAGTGCGCTGACACTTCCACAAGGTCTGTCTCTAGGTATTCCATAGACTGTATCGCGTATTTCTGGTTTATCGCATTTATTCCCGTCATAACGGCCCGTCTGGCCGCTACGTCTATCTGGTCTACATGGCCGCTCGAATAATCGACCGTCTTGATCCCGCTCTCAGCCAGTTCCCGGATGCTTTGTTGGATTGCTGCATTGTAAGAAATTGCGCCGCTCTGTATCTTCATCGTAGCCGCGTCTAAGGCGTGTTGGTAAGCCTGCGCAGGTGGAAGCATCTTCCGGCCATTGTCGACCAGGAAGCCCATGGATTGCGTCAGATTTCTGAATTCTCCGAGCGTCTGCTTGCGGATCGCGTCGATATCGGAAGCGTCGACCAGCCGGCCAGGCTTCGTCACATCGGCCAGCGTGATAAGGTCGTTGTAATAACGCTGGTTGCGCTCCACAACATCGTCGAGCAGCTTGTTCAGTTTTTCCTCGCTGACGTCCGCCGTCTTCTGGATGGCCATTTTGATCTTCTTGAGATCAATGCCGTGCGACCGCAGCGCCCGGATATCCTGAACCGTTACTTCGTTGAGCTGATCGGCAATTTTAAGCCGGGAACAGACTTCATCCAGCAGCGTATCTTCCAGCGCACGGAACAGCTCCGCGAGTTCTTCCGGGAGGGCGTCGAGCAGCTCCGGACTGAACGGATACTTGACCTTTCTCATTCGACCTCAGCCGGGGCGTTTGCATCTGTCATGTCCTGCGCCCTCGGCAGCATTGCCTTTGCAGTCGCTTCGTCCTCGCCGTACCATTTTGCGCGGTATTCCCAGTGGTTCAGAATTCCATCAGCGAGGTCAAGCCGGTCGTTTGCCCGCTCTTGTTCCTTCTTCTCAGCGTCGTCAAGGATGGAATCGCCCCAACTGTAATCGGTGTTGTACGTCCCGGCAGGCGCAAGGTTGTAGAGCGTCGCGTATGTATCGAGCGCGTAGAGCAGACTGTCAAACGTATGTTCAAGCGCCGTTTGAATGCTGTCGATCAGCACATATTTGCGCTGCTTACTGTTGCGTATCTCCGTCGCCGTCTTCTCGATGGTCTGCGGATCGGAAATATCTCCATAAGCCAATCCGACGTTGAACTCGATACGGCGAAGCGTATTCTGGAAACCTCGGTAGATTGCTTCGTCGCGGATCTGCGGCTCGATGTACTGAAAGAATTCGCCGCTAGTGGAGAACGGTCCTAGTTCAAACATACGCTTGTTGAACATATCCGCAGTCGAACTCGTGCCATCCATCAGGACTTTGCGCTCGCTGGAGCGATATTCCCAGCGCAGGCGCTCCCACTGCTCATCGGCCTGCTTGATCAGCTGCACAGTAGCCGCGTCTCCGTAGACGGACATTCCGCAGGGGCTGTTTGCGTCCGTTGTGTTGGCCGCAGGCGGGCGGAAGTACGCGAAGAGCGGCCCGCTCATATTCTGGATCGTGATTTCCGGCTGAATGTCCGCCCATTCCGGGACGGCATTCAGGGGTGCTTCTGCGCCGACTGTGCCGGAAGCGTCGCTGTAATACGCTTTATTGCGGATCGTATAGGTCGTGCCGTCCAGCTCGTGCGATTCGAGGCGGATATAATACTTCCCGCCCACTTTCGCGGGCTTGTCCCGGAAGACGCCTCCGATGCAGCGCCCGGCAGGGTCAAATTTCGTCGGCTGGAATGCTGCCGCGCCGGTCACGTCGACCAGCAGCTGCTCGCCGTAGATATACGGCTTAAATGCCACACCGCCGAGCGCAAGTCCCAGCTCTAAGGCGCTGTGGAAATTTTCTTCCGCCCGCTCAAAGCACTCTTTCAGATAATCCGCCCGGGCGCTGCCGGTGATGTTAGCCGTCAGCTCGGCCAGCGTCGGTCGTGCAATCTCCCGGCAGATCGCTGCCGGAATCCCGACAGCAATGACATCGCACGTCTGCCAGGGTGGATTTCCAATAAACATCGCGTACCAGAGGCTTATATTCTGCTCCATCTTCGGGCTGACTGCCGGAGATACGCCGAATTCCCGCTCGGCCACTGCCTGCGGGAAAAGCATATTCCGGAACCACCCTCGAATGTTTGTCAAAAGGCTCATTTCTTGATTTCTCTCCTCAAAACGGTCATGCAAAAATAGCGGATACTATCGCACACGTGGTCGTTTTCTTTTATCACGCGGTCTTCTCCTGCGTCTTTGTCCCAGCTATAAAGGCCAAATTCCCGAAACGCGTTTTTGCAACTCTCATGGAATTTGATTATGCCGCTTTTGATGCAGGCCCCCGTGAAGCGAATGCCGTCCAGCACGGCGTTGTTTGCTTTCCATACAGAAAACTTTCCGTGCCGCCGGATGCACTCGGCAAAGGACGCTGCCGATGGGTCGAGCACGACACGCTCAATGCGGTATCCGTCCGCGAATGCCTCTAAGTCCTGATAATATTCCTCATCGGTCTTCTGCCGCCCGCTCTCGCGTCCGCTGTGGTAATATTCCTTCTCCATGACGGCCCTGCCGCCATATTCCCGCCACAATGCAAAGACGGTAGGGTTCTGTGTGCCGTAGTCCGATGAGATCCAGTACCGCCCCGGCCCGCCCCGCTCACTTGCGACGTTGCGTTCGCGGTCGAACATCGGGTATACGAGGCCTTCGGCTATACACCGTGCGCCAAGGATATCTCTCCTGTACCAGATACTGTTTACGTCATACTGGCTTTCAATCTCCGCAAGCCGCGCATCCGTAATTGTTGCGTTGTCGCGGATGGTGAAATGCTGGTAGTTGTACTGCCCGCCGAGCCGTTCCGGGAATCTATCGATGTAGTTTTGATAGATCCAGTGCCCAGGCGAGGACGGGTTTAAATCCCAGAACACACGGCGCAGCCTTGCGGCAAGCTGCCGGTTAAATGCCTCTTTGATCGTGTCCTCGTGGTGCAGGTTGATTTCTGTCGCAATCCACATTCCGTATGAATTGCCGCGAATTTTCTTGAAACTGTCCGCTTTTGCCCCGCCCGCGAAGATCACCACATAGTCGCGCCTGTGAGATTTTATCACAAGCGCCTCGTTGCCTTTGTACTTCGTCCAGCGGCAGCGTCCGCGGAAAATATACTCGAGTCCGAATCCATTCGCGTCTCCGATGTTCAACTTCGCGTTGGCCGCCGTGGAGCCTGTCGCAAGGTGTATTCTGTCCGGCGTGCCCTTTTCTATCAGCGCAGCAAAGGCAGCTATGTTGTCGATGGTCTTGCCCGCTCGAACGGCTCCCTCTGCGACCGAGATCGTGCAGCGCATTGCGCGCTGTATGTACGCCTTGTGTTTTTCCCCAAACACGGGGTTGATGGTCCTGGTTTTCATTCAATCCCCGCTTCTTTGAGATAAGCGTCCGTATCCTCCGCGTCAATGGATTCTTCCGGCTTGTCTGTCTGGCCGAGGTACTGCTTCCCAAGCCAGATTGCCATTGTCGCATTGTTTTCAGCAAGCCGCCACTGGCTCCGGCGCAGTGAAATTTTCCCCGCTCCTCGCTTTTGCTTAAATACCTCGGAAAAACTGGCATGATAGGTGCGTTTACACCAACTATCCAGTGTTTTATCAGTCACACCAAACCAACCGCAGATTTCCTCAAGCGTGCATTGCAGGCCGCATAGGTTCTCGAACTGTTTTTGATCTATTTCCTTTCTTGGCCTTGCCATACGCGCCCTCCTTTCTCTGCTGGCGTTTGATAAACTTCTCCATGTCCCGCTTCAAATACGGGCTGCTGGTTTTGGCTATAATCGCCCGTGCTTCTTCAATCGTCATTCAGTAACACCGCTTTCTTCCCCGTAAACTTCTCCCACCGATCAATAATGACATCCGCATACTTCGGATCGTACTCCATGCAGAAAGCGTGTCTGCCATTCTGCTCCGCTGCCATGATCGTTGTGCCGGAGCCAGCGAACAGGTCAAGCACATTCTCTCCCGGCTTGCTGGAACACTGCATCTGATAATCAAACAGCTTAATCGGCTTCATGGTCGGATGCTCCGCAGATTTGACAGGCTTATCGAAATTCAGAACGGTAGTCTGTCGGCGGTTCTTGAAGAAGTAGTGCTTCTTGCCTTCCGTCCATCCGTAAAGGCAAGGCTCATGATCGTCCTCTTCAATTTCACTCTCACCGTACAGGCAAGGCTCATGTTTCCACTGGAAATCCTGTCTCCCCATCACAAGGGAGTTCTTCACCCAGATCAGGCACTGCCTGACGCGCAGCATCGCGTCTTTACACGCGCCGCGAAAGTTATACCCCTCGCTGTCTGCATGCCAGATGTAGAACGGAGCGCCGGGTTTCATAACCATCGCCGCATTGGAGAAAGCATCCGTCAGGAACTGCCTAAAGGCTGCATCTTCCATGTTATCGTTCTTGATTTTACCGGCGGTGCCCTGATAGTCCACATTGTACGGAGGATCGGTGAGAAGAAGATCGATTTGTGCCCCCCCCACAAGCTTCTGTACGTCTGTCAAAGACGTGCTGTCTCCGCACATAAGGCGATGGTCTCCGAGCTGGTACACATCGCCAAGTTTACTCTTCGGCTCTGCCGGTAAAACAGGATCGTAGTTGTCTTCTACAACTGACGTGTCGAGTTCATCACGCAGGCCCCAGTCAAAGTCAAACGCCGACAGGTCAAGGCCAGGCAGCTCATCAGCCAGCAGGTCAAAGTCCCAGTCGCTCTCGTTGCTCTTGTTATCCACCAGCCGCAGGGCGTTTACCTGCTCTGGTGTCAGATCATCCACACAGACGCAAGGCACTTCTTCCAGGCCCAGCTTCTTCGCCGCCATGGCGCGGCAGTGGCCGATTACGATCACGCCGTCGCGGTCAATCACAATCGGCTGCACAAAACCGTACTGCTTGATGCTCTCCGCAACGTTGTTGATTTGCGTCTTGTCATGCTTCTTCGCATTTTTCCCGTATGCAGTAATGCTGGAAAGCTTTCTGTTTTTTACCTCCATGTTGTCCTCCCCATCATGCCCGATCACCGGCCAGCCACCTCATTTTTTCGTTCTCGTGTCTCCGTGTGTGAATAAATATATTTATTCACACCGGAGAACACGAGAACAGGAGGAGGAGGTTTCCGCAGAACGCTGCGGTGCCGATGAAGAAGAGCGTAGAGTTGATCTCTACGCCCTTATAGTAAATGTTAAATTTGGCTCTGGGACGCAGACTTTTTCATAAAAGCCCTCTTTTTTGCCCCACAAGGCGAATAAATTGCCTGTGCCACTCCTGCGCGGTGCGTTCGGACACATAAACCGCCATCGCAGCGCCCTGTAAGGTGTGCGTCCGCTTCCAAAGAACCAAGTCTATGAGCCGGAGTCGCTCCGCGCCGTCAACGAGCTGTTCCGTCTCCGCGATTGCATCCGCAACGGCAGCGCGCTCGGCCTTCGTCATCATCCCGCCGCCCTTATAGCTGCGGATCATCCATTTTGCATAGGCCCACCAGCCGTATCGCGGCGTGCTCATCAGTAATGTTGCCTCCCTTCGCGCTTTGCGCGGTTCGCATCGTGCAGCGTCCGCATACAGCCCCGTGTCGTTGCATATCTCGCCGCG